TGAATATCCCACCTACCATGCAAAATATCTGCAACCCACCAACCACCCTCGTGAACTTTAACAACAGCTATAGCCGTTTCATCAAGCTTTTTATTCTTGTTACCTGATTCTCTATCCACATTGATAAAACCAGCCAAGTCCACAGTAATGAAGAAACGACCTTCTTCAGGTTCTTCTTCATCAATGCGTATCCATTCCTCTTTAAACAAGTCACGACTTGCTGCTTCAAACGAAGCCATAAATTCTTGGCGGAACGCAAAACTCGACATACTTTGTTTAGCATTATCAAACTCCTTTGCTGGAATAAGGGGATTATCATAGGAAGTAAAATGAAACGCTTTCCACTCATCATCTCTCTCACTTTCCGCATATTTGAACAATTCGTAAAAATGATTCCTACCTTTTGGGGTTCCGATAAACACCGCACCACCCTGCACGTCTGACAAGGCTGGACGTAATATCTGTTCCCAAACATTTGGCTTTAAGTCAGCATACTCATCGATTACAAGGAACGCTAAACCCACACCCCGTAGAGTGTCAGGTCTATCTGCGCCCTTGAGGTAAATCTTACGACCATTAACAAGTGTAAGCACAGAGGTATTCTCATGTGCCGAGGCAATGACATCATGCCCAATTTCTTTTAACAATCCCCACAAGATGTCTTTTGCTTGTTGGTAAGTTGGTGCAACATAGAAGACATCCTTCTCTGTCGACTTCAAGGCTTCAATAATTAGGAGCCAAGCAGCTAACCGACTTTTACCAAACCGCCTACCAGCAGCTAAAATCTTAAATCGGTGGTTGTCATTAAACACCTCGAGTTGCTTCTCATGCAACTTGACATTTAAATCAGCCACTATTCGTCATCCTCTACTATCTCTGCATCCTGCACATCATCATTGTCATAGGTAGAGGTTTCCACTTGACCAATCCCAGTGATGGATATATTAATTTGATTACCCTTACCACTAGCCTTAGATAAATAATCAGCAGGGATTATTCGGTCAGCCACCAACTTAAGACACGCCATTTGGTCAGCATCGCCATCAGTTAGGGCTTTGTCCAATATCTTTTGGATTACCGCCTTACCCTTGCTGTTTAATAAACCAGCTAATATTTCTTGGTGTCTTGCCTTCTTACTAACGGGTAGTATGCGGTTTGCATCCCGTTTAGCATTAATAGGGGTTTTAGGGATAGGTTTAAGTCCCATCTCTTGCCGCTTGTAATTCTCACGAACTAAAGCAGGGCGACCAGCACCTATTCGTTTACCACCCTTTTTCTTTTTGGGTTCTACATCTTGCACAAGGGGAACATCGGCTTGCGCCTCTTGAACAACGATATTTACATTTGGGTTTGGGTTCATATAATGAATTATCCATTAGGTTTTTAATAAACTTACTTTATTACTCTAATTATACCACATTGTTTTAAGTTTGTCAACTAATGTTTATTTATACAAGGATTGGTTATATTTAGGTTTTATGTTTGTATTTAAAACAACTTGACTTTTATTTAAAACTATGTTACCCTAAATACTATATAGTACTAAGTTGTTCTAAGTTATATATATATATTTAATAATATATTAATATTATATATAATAATAATATATATATACTAAGTAGTACTATGTAGTATATGTCCTACGCTCTGCTTCGGAAGTGAAATGCGGCAGCATGAACCAAAGTTGTCAACTGCCTTGTTTAACGTCCTAGGACTGATTAATGTCCTCAAGTGATATGTTGGTATCAATAAATAATTATCTCTTGTCCTAGGCACCTTTACGTGCGTTACAGACCCCTTCTTATACTACGTCCTGATGGACTTGTTCCATCTTGTGTAGACACCCTTGTTTGCATTGATTTCCTAATTTACCTTTTTTGTGGTCGCTGTGATACCTATAAATATTTATAAAATAATAAACTATACCCCCCCCCCTATCAATACAACTATACAGTTATATAACGATATAGTTATACAGCTATGCTGAACAGTTGCTTAATAATTACTCACTTGTTCATGTATGCTGAATGGCATATAGGTGCGTTGTGATACCACATAGGTAATCATAAGCAAAACTTATCAAACTCATAAGTAAAACTTATCAGCACAAAAAGATTGGTAAAGTTATCCACAACCCATTGATTTTTAATGCACAATCTATCCACAGGTTATGCACAGATTTTCTCCACAGATTGCACGAGTTATCCACAGGGGGGTTAATGCTATCCTATCAATAAATACTAAAACAAGCGAGAAGTGCCATAAAATTGATTTAAATAGATATATTCTTTTTGATTATATTCTTTTAATCTATATGCAAAATAAGTATTTTCCCTAGTGTTTACTTACTGTATAGTTCAGTTAACTAGCAATTTAGCTAGCATTCTTAAAGGGGTTTACCATGCAATTACAGACTAGAATTAACATTGAGCGCAAAATCGTTTCACGTATCGTTAAAGATGCATTGGCGAATGATTATAAAGTAAGTGTATATGATAGCGAAGAATATGTATTAAAACGTAGTCAATCCTATAAGGCAATAATGGCGGCTTGTTTTTCTACAGATGACGATACCCTTGTAATAAGGGATAACGAAGGCGAATATTTAGGTAGTATAGCTTTAATATATGGAAATTGTGGCTATGACGTTATAAGCGATTATACTTATAATGAAACAATAGAAAATCTTTTAACAGGTGCGAATGCATTAGCTAGAAAATTAGAAGAGACTTATTGCTAAATTTCAAGGTATTAACTCTTATTCTTAGGGGTTAATGCCATGCGATTTTGCATGAATTCAGAAAGGGTTTAATCATGAATAAAAATATATTATCTATAGGCAATGACGCCAAAACAATTAAAGGCGGCAATTGCACCTTGGATAAAGAAAAGTTTTTGATTGTCTACAGTTTAAAAGATAAAGGCTATAGGGCGATAAATAAAGAGACTATATTAAATATTAAAATGGATAATATGATTATCTATAATAAAGGGGTATAACATGGAAAAACTAAGCGATAAAGATAAGCAATTGATTGTAAAAAATGTACTAGCAGCTTGTAAAGATATTAATAAACTAAATAAACGGGGTTATAATTTTTTATACCTTGCTAATGGGTTTATAGCACATTACAATTTGCAAGGTTTTAAGTCTTATTATACTAAAACGGGTTTACCTTATGATAATAGGGATTTAAAGGCTAGTATTTATTTTAATAAATCTTACAATCAATATTCTAATTTTTCGCCTTCAGATTTAAATTATGAGTATTACATGGATAAAAAAGAAGTTTATAACACTATATGCGAGGGGATAAAAAATGCGCTCACTTAATGCAATTGCTTCAGATATAAGTAAAGACTGGAAAAACGTTTCCTATAATGCAAAACCGTATTTAGATGCAATGCATGGTTTAAATACCATTGCCGATAATTATGGGTATGATCATGGCGCTTCTATAGTACGGTATTTTTTAGCTAATGCTAGCCAATATAAAGGCGATAAAGCAAAGGCAATTAAACTAGAATTAAAGCAGCTAATTAAATAATAGGGGTTTAAGCCATTTTATTTTTGTTGATAGGTATTGCTATCAGTTTTATAAAATAATTGGTTTAAACTATCTTAAAATCATTTTTAGGGGTATATGCATCATGATAAGACCAAAAAATTTAGATATGGATAAAATAAACAAGCTTTTTAACGAGAATTTTATTTTTGATAAAGAAGAATTAAACAAGGGGTGTACTAGATTTATAATTACACCTAGGCGCGAAAGTTTACCAATAGTTAAAGGGGTTAAAAATGCAAGACAGCATAAACTATAAGATACAATGTAGGATAAATAATTGGTTTGATAGTGGGTGTGATGACTGGGATTATGACAGCGCCTATTTTAAGCCAGCAGATACAACATTCTACTGTAATCACTGCCAAACCCATAAAAGTATCAAGCTACAAAAGACCACGTTTGACAGCTTAAACAGAAAACAGATAAGATGCACCACTTGCGCTAGCAGGATAACAAAACCAATTAAAACGAAAGGGGTAAAATAATGATAAGTATTTTTAAAAAGCAATATGAGGAATTGCAACAATGGTTTGATGACAACCCCGAAACAGAGGGGCATGAAGCTGATTATCCCCAATTTATGGAAATGAATATACTATTCAGTAAAATACAGGAGTTAGAAAAATGAAAAACCAATTCAAAGAACCGTGGGACGTATCGCACTATCAATATATCTCTTTGCATGGAAAAGACAGAAATTGCCTAAACGATGTGGACTGGGACTATAAGCGAGAAAAGCAACCATTATTTGGGCAGATAGCAGACACGCTAGCCTTTATAGGGGCGACTTCTCTGCTAGCTGTGGTTATCCTATTATTATCTTATTAAAACAAGCGAGAGGTGCTTTAAAATGAAGCAGAACAGTATACGCAAGCTATGGCGGCGGAAATTACACGCTAAACGATGTGCAGACCACGACCAAAGCCAGTTAAGATATTTTAACGATGCGAAGCTATTAAATAGGGCTATGGCTATTTATAAAATTAAGGGCGCACTTGCGCTATGGGGAAAAGATGATGCGTAAAATCTTTGTAATATGGGAGGACAAGGGGGGCGATTGGGAAAAGTGGGATTGGAATTTCAAGACTAAAAAAGATGCAGAAAATTGGCTCTTGGATTATTGGAAGGACTTGGATTTAGACAAAGTAGATTATAAGATGGACAACTTTCAAATAGAAGAGGATTTTGTATAATGAAAATTAAATGGACTTCAGTTTTTACATTCGATGTATATTTTTATGACGGCTGGGAGAATTGCGTTAGGTTCCGTATATTAGATGGCACACTTATAGCTTGCAAAAAATACGGCAAAATACCTGACAATTACATGCAATTAGCAGCAAATCGATGCAAATCATGGAAATTGCAACCTAAACCAGCTACTTCAGTGGCATAGGAAATCTGTTGTATTTTTACAACAAGCTGTTATAATGGTGTTGCTTTTTTACAACATTTATTATAAGGGAATAAAATGCGCTGCTTGGCTTGTGATTGTGAATTGACAGATTTAGAGGCTATTCGTAAAGATAGCCAAGGGGTATATGTGGACTTTTGCAATAAGTGTTATCAATTTACAAAAGATGAAATTACATACATTGAGATTGAAAAAGAATTACGAGGAATAGTAGATGAGTAAGTTTTTACAATTCACACCTTGTGAAAAATGCGGTTCTAGTGATGCAAATGCAGAATATGACGACAGCTACTATTGTTTTAGCTGTAATAAGTATACACCCAAGCTTAGTTTAAAGCGTTTTAAGGCGATAAAAGAGGTGAGGGTATGTAAGGGTATCACTTTAGAAAATAAACTCGCTGTGGGTGCCTTAAAATGGCTCCTAGGGTATGGTTTAACGAGTGATGAGATAGCACAATTCACTTATGCAAGGGAAAGAATAGGAAAATATGGCTTAATGCCATGTGAACTGCTTGTTTTATATTCTAGTAACGATTATTGGTGTGCTAGGAACTTTGGCAAGGGTGCAAAATACTTGACAAGCGGCACTAAACCCTTTTTAAAGTATGGGTTTAATCAAGAGGTGTTGGTGTTTGTTGAGGATATAGTATCTGCTGTTAAGGTTGGGCGACAATTTACCGCTGTCCCCATGTTAGGGAGTATGCCCTCGCAAGATGCGGCAAGCCACCTAGATGGTTACAAGGATATCTACATTTGGAATGATTTTGATAAAGCAAAAGAAGCTATTAGAACAGCTAGAAACCTGTCAGAGAGGTTAAACAAGAGGGTAAGGGTTGTAATATCCCCTAAAGACCCTAAAGAGTATGACGACAATGCAATAAAAGAGTATATATATAATAATATAATATATTAAATATATATTATATATTATTAGGGTAACATAGATTTCCTATGTTGTCATTAGCTAAATTCAAGAGGTAAATTATGATAGAACATAGCATATTGAAGCTATTTTTAGAGGACAATGCTTTATACGAAAAATATAACACATATTTAAAACTAGATTTTATAAAAACCGATTACCCACTGCTGTTTAAGCTATTTAAATCGTTGCCAGCTAAAAGCGTAGGGGAACTGGAAGCCAAATATCTAACATTGTATCCCGTGTTAAAAGATGGTGATAGAAAAGTGATAAGTGAATTATTATCCACTGTTGATAAGACAGAAGTTTATACTCAATCAATCGTTGATTATATGCAACAGCACTACTCACAATCCGTTGCTAGTGAATTATCCATTGTGGCGATTGATGTTGCCGAGGGTCGCAAGAAGGTAGCGGATTTAACCCCTATCATTGATAAACTGGAATTATCGGTTGTAGATGAGATAGAGGAGATAGAATGGGTAACAACTGACATCGAGGAACTGATGGAAGAAGAAGAATTATCCCTTGGACTAAAGTGGCGTTTAAACGCACTCAACCAATCACTTGGACCGTTACGCAAGGGGAATTTTGGACACATCTTTGCCCGTGTGGAAACAGGTAAAACCGCCATGTGGATAAGCGAAGTTACATTTATGGCAGAACAGGTAGAACAACCAATTCTCATATTTTTCAATGAGGAGGGTGGTAAGGATATTGTGTGGCGTATGTATTCTGCTGTTACGGGTTTGACCTACATGGAATTAAGTAACAACATTAAGAAAGCTAAATCCATTTGGGACGAGAAAATTGGTGATAAGATTAAATTTATTGACCAGCCATCCCTTGTTGAGCGTAAAATGATGGAAAAGCTGATAGAGCAAGTGCAGCCATCGCTAATTATCATTGACAACATGGACAAAGTAAAAGGATTTGTTGGCGATAGGAAAGATTTGGTATTGCATGAGATTTACAAGTGGGGACGAGATATCGCTAAGACCTATTGCCCTGTAATAAGTGTTGGACAAGCAGATTCTACTGGGCATAATGACCGCTACATCAATGAAAGCCAAATGGCAGATAGCAAGACCAGCAAGCCATCGGAACTAGATTTTATTATTGGTATTGGTAGGACAGACAAAGAGGGATATGAGAATGTTAGGTATATAAATATCCCCAAGAATAAGTTACGAGGCGACACGAATACTGTTGAAGCGATGCGCCACCTAAAGGGTAAGGAAGTGCTAATCGTGCCCCATTTATCAATTTATCAGGATATGTAAAATGACTAAAGACGACTTGGTATCAAAAGATACCGCATTAAAGATGGCAATTGAAGAAAAAATAGATTTAATGGATGGATGGGCGAAAGCATATCCAGAAAGTATCTTTACGCCAGTTACAGATGAAGAATTAAAAAAACTTGAAGAATATAAAAAACATTTAGGTATGCGTATTTCTGCTCAAATGGGTAGGCATATAGGAAAGCATTTTGAACAGATAATTAAACTACTTGAAAAGTGCAAAGAAGCACTAGAACAACCAGCGCAAGAGCCTTTAAGTTTTGAAACTATACTAAACCTAGAACAAAAGCACACAGATCTATTAGTTGGTGGTGGAACAATATTTCACTTTGAAGAATTTGCTCGTGATATTGAACAAGCACATGGGATAGGAGAAAAGGATTGTGAATAAAAAAGACGAAGCATTAAAGATTGAAAATAGCGATTTTAATAAATGCACAAAACAAGAATTATTTGAATATATATTGGTATTACGCGAAGCACTAGACACGGAACAAGTCCGTGAGGACTTACCAGCGCAAGAACCTGTGGGTTGGAATGAAGAAGAATTTAATGAGATTGCTTATGCGTATAGGATTTGCCCAGCACATAAAGTAAATATGGTTAGCGAGCGATATCAAGACTTAGTAGCTTATGTTTTATCATTAAAGGATAAGAACACATGAATGTAAAACCACTGGACATCGAAACATCTTGCTACAACTTTGGAAACTTTGCAGATAGCCGTAATGTCGCTTGCTTTATTGGTGTGGGTGAGAATGTTTACTCCGTTGAGTATGACGACGAGCCGTATGGCGATGCCTTGAAGCAAATACAGCAAGAGATTAACGACTGCGATTTGTTACTCTTTGTAAATGCAAAGTTTGACTTGCATTGGCTGACACGCTACGGTATTCGGTTCTCACACAAACGGATTTGGGATTGTCAATTAGTGGATTTCATGTTGTCAGGGCAAACCGAGAGTTACCCAAGCATGAACAGCATGGCGATTAAATACAATCTACCCTTGAAACCTGACATCAAGACTAAATATTGGGAGAATGGCATTGACACAAAAGAGATACCTAGGGAGGAAATTGTTTCGTATTTGCAACAACATGACCTACCGACAACTCTTGCGATATACAACATACAAAAGGAACTTGTCGAAGCTAAGGGGACAGCGTTTAAACGCCTTGTTTCCCTCCACAACCAAGACCTGATTGTATTACAAGAGATTGAGTATAATGGTCTGCTGTTTGACGAAGCGGCTTGTCTGAAACAGGCTGAGGTCTTAGGTAAGGAGATTGAGGAGTTACGGGCATCGCTGTATGCAAGCCATTCAATCCCTGAGTTTAACACCGAGAGTGGCGACCACCTATCCGCCTTGTTGTATGGTGGAACTATCACCATTCCCCGTAAAGAGGTTATTGGGGTGTATAAGAC